ATGGATTTTCAGAATAAAGTAGCTGTGATAACAGGAAGTACTACAGGTATAGGTGAAGCCGTCGCAGAGCAATTACACAAACAGGGTGCGAAGGTCGTCATTATATCCCGCTCATCAGAGCAGGCTAAACAAAAAGCGAAACGGTTATCTTCACAGGGACAACAAGCAATAGGGATCGGATGTGATGTGTCGCAGCCTGAACAAGTACGGAAAATGATAGATGACGTTATCAAACATTTTGGCAGGCTTGATTATGCTGTAAATAATGCAGGCTTAACAGGAGAGCATGATAAAAATATTACAGAGCAGACAGTTGAAAACTGGGATAAGGTCATTGCTACCTCATTGAGCGGCATTTTTTACTGCTTAAAATACGAGATACCTCAGATGATAAAGTCTGGTGGCTCTATTGTTAATTTATCTGCAGTAAATGGACTGGTTGGCATTCCTGGGTTGGCATCTTATACCGCGGCTAAGCATGGTATAATCGGCTTAACCCAAACCGCAGCGCTTGAGTTTGCATGTCAAGGCATTCGAATCAATGCGGTCGCGCCGGGCTATGTCCAGACCCCACGAATGAGTGAATTCCCTGAAAATATCGTACGTAGTTTCGCAAATAGTCACCCAATGAAAAGGATGGCAAGAATGCAAGAAATAGCAGACTTCATATTGTTTTTGCTATCAGACAATTCAGCGTTTTGTACCGGAGGCGTTTATCCCATTGATGGTGGTTATTTAGCTGAGTAAAATTCACTTAACCCTTTTAAATGATAATAATTACCTCACCTGTGTGGTTGGCTAAACGGGAGCGACAGAACACCTGTCGTTCGCGCTTCCGTTGTAGGGCCAATAATAGACACATTATTCGCATGGATTGTCTGCTCTCCATTGGTCATACATCGTGCCATTAACCCTATCTGCGTCTGGCATAACGCGAACAGAATAAAAGATCATTAAGTCTGTTGTGCGCAAGAAGCAGAAATAATGAGCAAGGCTATTGTTTATAGCGGCGCAGGCTGGATGCAGGGTACCGTTGATAGCGCTATTGTGCTTAACGTGCACGAGATAAACACACTCTACAGGCAAAAAATTCGCGCCATGCTGTGGACATGTTCCATTCGGACAGACTGGCCGCACCCTCGACGTTTAAACAGAAATAGAAGCGATGTGCGGTTGAAACGATAAAAATCGTTGGCAAGCGTTATTCGCCTGAGCACCAGGATCGCACAATGATAAGAAAAGATGACTGATTTCATTGGCTGTATGGGGAAATATACCAAGTGAATATACCAACACTATACCAACAGCCAAAAAAAAAAAGGGGTTACCTTTCGGTAACCCCTTTTTTTAATCTGGCGGAAGCGCAGAGATTCGAACTCTGGAACCCTTTCGGGTCGCCGGTTTTCAAGACCGGTCTTATTAATATGTTTTTCAATGAGTTAAGTTTCATGCATGGTATATCCTAATAACTTAGCATCCTTTAAAATCAATGAATTCCAGTGTTTTATCGACTTAATATACCAACAGTTATTACCAAAAATCGTGCGCTCAAATACTCATTAATTTTATCATGGGGCGTCTCGGGGCTGAGGTTCAAATCCTCTCGCGCAGACTAAAAACCAGCCTTTACGGCTGGTTCTTTTATGCGGGGTATTGTAGAAGGAAAACAGGGAATGATCCTGACGTGAATTGATGTCAGATCACCGGACAATTATCGTCACTTACGCGGTTGATGAAGTACGTCACAACTCCCAATAGTTCGACACCATCCAGTGCCAACCCTTCTAGTGCTTCCCCATCTTCAGATATCAGTGCCCTGCCTGCCAGTTTTACGAACTGCGTTTCACCACCAGCAAGAATCACAAGAATGTTTCCCTGACGAGCCTTCAATGACACGTCGATCACCGCATATCCCTCTGACGTTTCCAGAACTCGACTATTCATTGAGATCCCACAAATCATATCGACCGTTAAACGCCTTGAAAGATAATCGGCAGCCGGTGATGGAAATCCCATGTCATAGCCCTCCGTTCGGGTTAAAGAGCATGAACAAACGATCCTCGCCTTCTGTCGGGGAAATGTCCTTGAACGTGCTGATGCTGGCTTCAATCCAGGCGTTCGCATCCCGTAGAGAGAAATCCCAGTTCACCTTCTTCAATTCCCTCACGAAATCCACAGTTTTAACGGTTCTTCTTCCACTGGGTTCAATGATTACGGCAGATCGGAACGCTGATTCAATGTCATAACGACGCGGCATAATTCACCTCAAGAAAACACTGTATGCACATACAGTATAGATTGTTTCGGTACCGATCAATACAGGCGGAAACTATCAATATTTAACGCTGAGTATCTTGCTGATCTTTAAACTCATAGGTCACTGTTCAGATACTGAGCCTAAAAAAAAGGGGCTTACTGGCCCCCTCAGTTCATTTACCATTCAATGCAGTTTTCAACATTTCGATCTCTGCCTTCAGGTGTTTCACATACCCCAGCAAGTCCATCACGATCGGGTTGTTGTCTACGGATGGACGGTCGCGCGTTTCTGCTCCTATTTTGTTTCCGTCTTTGTCCAAAATATCGGCGATCTCTTCGGAGTTGTGTTTGATGTACTGTGGGGACACCAGCTCTGCCTCTTCCGCGATAACGCCGAATCGTACGCGCTCTTGTTCGTCATCGTTGTACACAAAGTTAACCATACGAAGCGCATCAATGCGGCCTACTGCTTCCGCTAGATCGGCATCCTTGACACTATGTTTATACGCAAGTCCCGAAGTACCTTGTAAGGCAATCGTACCAGACGCCGACGGCATGTTGATGACAATCTGTCCTGTGTTCACCCCGTTACGGCGTCTCTTGATGAAGTAAGCTCCGTAGTTACCGTCTAGTGCAAAAGACCACCATTTGCCAACCCCATCAGCATCGGCTGACCTGCGATCTTCCACAATAAAGGATGAGAATTTATCGCCAGTGATTTCCACATTACCGGTTGGATTTATAACCCCGGAATAATGAAAGCGACCGTCAGAAGATACCACATCCCCATTGGAGTTGAACCACCATAGGTAGGAGTCATTAGCTGACGCGGCGGCAAGCTGTGCCCTGGCTCGAATGCCCGAAGCTAACTCGGTATATTGTGCTGTTAATGACAACGCGGACGCCATAGTACCGCCGATTTGGTACTCACTACGAATTGCGCCGCCATTGGTAGTTGTGTTAACAGGTGGCGCTACGTCATCGCCGTTGTAAACCGTCCATGACGTGTTAGCCGCCGTGAAGCCGCCGGACGCGCGGATGATCCAGACACCGACAAAAGAGTTAGGCCGAACCTCCGACGCGCGCCCATACGCCGCGTTACTATATGAAGCTTTGAACTCGACTGTTTCGGCCCCTAACGTTGTCGCTTGCTGTGCGCTTGTCGCAGTTCCTATTGACCTCGGGTTGCCCCGCCCGCTCGGTTGTCTAAAGGCCCCTTGAGTGGTAACGATCGGCAAAGGGTAATTAAGGTTAGGCACGCTACCTATCTGCCCGATTACGCCTACAATATCCGGTGACCCGTTTTCAAGCACACTACCCACTACATAACGCCCACCGGCGTCGCCTCGACCGTACAACCCCCATATAGACCCGTCCTGCACGCCGTTCATATCAGGTACGCGGAAGGTGGTCGCCCCGTCGCCGTTAGAATAGTTGCATCGTTTAGTCGGGTCCGCCAGCCAATCGGCATCGTCGATTGGTGTGTGCATCTGTGCGTGCGCCCATAATTCAGGCCAGTCGGAGCGGTTCAGGATCTGCCCGTCCGCCACTACCGACCAGGCCGGGATAAATGCGCGACTGGTCCACAACGTAGGCAAGCCTACACCGAAGTTTTGTACCCCGTTCATGGTTGGCCCTGTGCCGCCACCTCCAGATACATAGTTTTCAACCCAACGCATGGTCGTTGCGTCGTATGGGTTTACGGGGTCGCCTGCCAGCGGAGTAGACCCAAGAGGGCGCACGTTAAGCCAGGCGGCGGCACGGTCCGCCAGGTCGGACAGGTTCAGCGATTTTACGAGAGCCTCTGCAGGATTATGTGAGGCTGCTTCTGCTGCTGATTTCTTCGCTTTCTCCGAATAATGAAACGCCGAATATTCACTACCAGTTACCGGGTTATCCTCCGGATTAAGCGCATATTTACGAGCCAGTTCCTTATACTCTTCAGCATTCGTTTCGCTCTGGGATGCGTTTGTAGCCGAGCCCTGCGCACCAGTTGCAGCAGTGGACGCAACCTGCGCATCAGTTTCTACCTGCTCAGCAGTGTTAACGACCGTATTTTTATCGGTTTTAACCTGCTGCGCATCCTGGTTGATTTGAGCAGCGAGTTGATTGAGATACTCAACATCGAGCGTACTCAGCGTGGCGGCAATACTCTTCCAGGATGGCCCTGAAAACGATGAGCCATCAGGCAGAAAGACTGTAATATTTCCGTCCGCACTGAATACAGCCTGCCAGTTTTGCTTGTCATAGTTCAGCCCACGCAACGCCTCAGTGCTTTGTGCCACCAGCGCGGATGTAACCCGGTTCTGTGTGGCCCGTGGTACTGCATTCCACGCGGAACCTTGTTGTGTAGGGCCGGGATATTTGCTGATAAGGGTGATTTCAGTATCACCTTCAACGGACTTAACCGGTAGCGTGTAAGTAACGCCACCAACGGTAACGACAACGAAATCACCAGCGGTCAGTTCCGTAGAAAATGAGGTGCCTGCCCCGGAGACCAAATCTGAGTTATTGGTCAGGGTTAACGTTCCTGCTGACATATTATTTCCTCAATACATGGGGGGAAGGACAAGGATCGGCATTGCAATGTTCTGGTTAAAATTATTGTTAAACCCCTGGTTGTAATAATTACCAACAACCCGACTGAGCCCTGCGCGGATATTATTCCCGGACCGAATCATCCCCTTAAAGCGCACATTATCGTAATCACCAATCTTGCGGCTATTTGACCCGACGAAACATAATTGCGTAAAGCTGGTTCCGACTGCCTGGTTACTGTCGGACACGGTAAGAAGGCGTTCGTAAATAAACGGTCGCTTGAGTGTGGAAAATGTCACCTGCCCCGCTGAGTTGGTCATGGTGATACCAGGTCCCCCAACCGGAGCCGTGTTATTGAATATGACCAGGTCTAATGTAACGCTCCCCGTTACGTCATCGGACCCGGTGTAATTGGTATCCCGCACAATAATATTGGTGCCGTCGAATCCTACTGATACCCCTCCGTTATCCCAGCGGGCGAAGGGTATCCCGCTTACAGGAAGGGCGCGGGACCCATTCACAACCCACTGCCCAACCCATGCGCATGTCATTAATTTTGCGTTGTTCGATATAGCGGTGAAATCGGTTGAGTCAGCCACCAGCAGGCCTGTGTTAAATGTTCCTGCCGGCAATATCTCAAGAACCGTACCGCTCCAGTCCCGCGGAGTCAGGTTGTATCCGAACTGGGGACCGCCGTTGATGATTACTCCGCTATTTCCATTTCGTGCAACTGACGCCATCGATACGGGGATCTGAAGAAATACCTGGTTATCGACGATATCCTGTACTTCGACCGGCTTCGTTGGTACGACAATCACCTGTGACCCTGGTGTTAGCGGGGTGCTTATTGTCATTTGATTACCAGCCGTTCCGCGTCCAGAAAAGTTCGTGCAAAACGACGGGGCACGAAGCCCCGCTGTAATCGCCATCATTGGCCGACCATCGTTATAATCAATCAGAATACCTTCCGGCATAATTCACCTACCATTTACCAACAACGACTCGCCCGCCACCAGACAGATTGACAGTAATTCCATTGCCGTTAATAACGACCGTATTATTAACACCATTAAAAGCAAACTGACCACTGTCAGCATAAAACTTCCCATGAAATTCGCAGTCACCACTCTTATCTATATTCCAGCCACGTGTTCCGGCGAGGAAATTATTCGAGCGGATATAGTTTGCAATTTTGGCATTGGTGATCGTTCCATCCTGGATAAACGCCGAGCTGATAAACACCTGGCCGTTTACAACAGCAAATGGTGAATACTGAGTCGTTCCACTGCCGCTCATCAGCACAAACTGGTTGGCGTTAAAACCGACACGGGTAATCACGGGCTGACCAGCCTGCGCCAGCACCGCTATCGACATCCCGGCGTTGTACATCACGCCGTTGATTCGCACACCAGCCTTCAGCGTATGAATTGCCGTCGCCCCGTCCGCATCAACTACCGCAGTGAGTTTGTCCTCCAGCGTGGCGGTCACATCCTCGATCTGCGCCTGAACCTGTGTGGACAGTTCAGCCATAGCTTTATCAACATCAGCGATGCTTGTTTTAACAATCAGGATATCTGCACGGACCTCTCCAAACTGCGCCCACTGATGATCAGCGGTTGCATTATTTGCCAGTGCGTTCTGCAGGGCGGCTTCCAGACTGGTGTCAATGTCTCCGGTCAGGCGATCGCCATCTTCGGAAGTCAGGAAACCATCCGCAATATCGCCGAGATAGTCATCGGCGTTATCGTTGGACATGCCGCGGATCCAGTCGGTATATCCCGATTCGTTTCCGGTCTTATCCACCAGTTGCGCGCGATACCAGAATTCCTGTCCTGCTCTCAGCCCGAGTTGTGTGTATTCCGACGAAGGATACGGCACATCAGAAAGCAGCAACGGATCCGAAAAATCACTGTTCGCGGTATACTGAATCTCCGTTTTCAGCGTATCCGCAGTGTTTGCCGGGAACCCCCAGTTCAGACGAATACCCCAGTTGATGCCCGTTGCCATAAAACCAACCGGCTTCGGCGGGTTACCCACCTTACCCGTCAGTGTTTTCTCTTCCGAGTAACCCCATCCGGAGGAGATTTCCGCGGCGTTAATGGCACGCACACGCACCAGGTAGCGCCCGGCATAAATCCCAGGAATGTCGAAAGATGTGGTGGAGCTGCGCGGTACGTTTACCCAGTTGCCATCATTGCGGCGCCACTGCGCTTCATAAGCGATAGCATTGGGTGCCTGGTCCCAGCTGGCACGCATCGTCTCGACGCTGATACCCTGCTGAACAACGGAAAACGAACTGATAATGATGTTTTCCGGCGCATGCTGATTACCCGGAGGAACGACACTGACAGGCCGCTGATCAATGATGGCGCCAGTATCAATGCGGGCATATTTATCCGGATCATGATAAGCCCCGGAAATCGTGAATGTGCCATCGTTATTATCGGCCACACTCACAACGCGGTACTGCTGCGCATAGAGCTCATCTGATTCAGCAACCCATACACATTCGGCCTGCGGTGTTTCTCCGTAGGCTGTCGTGACTGTAATGGCCCTGCCGTTCACCGCCTGGACTGTTCTGGCCTGCGACACGCCGGAAGGCAGGTTCACAATAAGACGGTTGCCGGGAGCGATATCAGCCACACGATCCAGGGTTAATACCCTGCCGTTCACCGAACTGATACGACCGCCGGTGACTTTACCCGACAGCATTTCGTCAGCGACCGCAATGACGTAACCTGGTTGCGGGATGTTACCGTCCAGACCAACAGAGAAAATAACTACCCGATCTTTGTTATTGGTCAGGATCCCCCAGCGCCCCTTACGGTTTGCCTCCGATTGCCGGGTGCAGCCGATCGCAGTGAGCTCGAGTTGATTGAAGTCGTACCGGGCAACAAGAGACCGCTCGAACACCGGCTCCATCGCATCCGCGTAAGCATTATCCGGATCGGACCAGGAGACCAGCGCAGTTGTATAGCGGGTTTTTGTCGTGCTGCTTGAATAGACAAACTGCCCGTCAATGACGTTGGCGCGTGTATAGGTGTAATCGATATCGCGGGGCATGTCCGCCAGCGCCACTATCTGATCGCCGCCCCAGTAAGTCATCCCTCGGAATATGGCTGCGAAATCCCGCAGCACGGTGTATGCCTCATTCCGGTTCTGCACGTAAACGTTGCAGATATAACGGGGTTCGGTACCACTGCCACCCTTTCCGTCCGGCACCGGCTGATCGCAATACTGCGCCACCTGGTACAAGGTCCATTTATCAATGTTTGCTGCCGTCAGGCGATTACCCAGACCAAAACGATCCGTCACAACGAGATCGTAAAAAATCCACGCAGGGTTGTCTGTCCACGCCCATTTAAACGTGCCGGTCCATGTACCACCATAGGTCCGGGTTTCAGGGTTGTAATTATCCGGAACACGAATTACGCGCCCGCGCGGCTCGCAAGAAATCTGCGGAATGGAGCCATTAAACTGACTGGAATCAAATTCAATGTAGAGCAGTGCGGTGTTCGGATAGCGCAGCTTGGCATCGATCACTTCCGTGTAGCTTTGCAGCGTCATCGCATCACCAATTTTTGCACTATTGGCATCAGCGGTGATTTTGCGAAGTCGCACTGTCCACGTTGTTCCTGCCTGCGGCAGGGCAATGCGATGGCTGCGCTCATAACCAGATGTGGTTTTCCCGGTCACGCGTGTGTTGATCACTGTCTGCCATGCGCCGCCGTCGGTCTGCAGATCGATCGCATAATTAATCGAGTACCCGACCAGGTCGCCGTCGTCTTCCTGCCTGAAAAGTGAAGGCCATTTCAGACGCAGGCGGATGGCTGAAAGCTGGGTATTTGTGAAGGTATGCGTCCATGCCGTACTGCTGGAGATCGCCGTACCCACATTAATTTCATTTTCGGTACCCGGTATCCCCTGAATATATTTTTGTGCCTGAGTACCCGGACGAAACTCCCAGGCCACTCCACCGAAGTTTTTCGAACCGTCAGAGTTTTCAATGGGCGTTCCGTCAAGGTAGATGTCTTTCCCGGTCAACTGTCCCGCAAATTCGCCTTCACCCAGCGCAATCAGGATTTTTGCTTTTGCAACCGACTGCAGGTCATCGGGTTGTTCAGTTGGTGTGCGGGTCTTCGAACTGCCGCCCTTGCGGCCTTTAATCGCAGTTGCAGTTACCATATCGTTCCCATAAAAAAACCACCCGAAGGTGGCCTGGAGGAAAGTGATTTTTTATTGCTGATCTTCGACGTAGATGCCGGCGGAGATGATTGCGCCACCGATGCGACGCTTTCCGTATAAGATAGGAACGGGGTAACCCTGTGCAGCGGTATTCGTCACGCCACCGAAAGCGTAACTGGCCTGATTAGCAGCATCCTGTTTGCTGGCTAGCCCGGCAGGTTGTGGGGAAAGCATCTGAATAATCCCACCAGCCATTAAGCCAATACCGGAACTTATCAACGCACCGCCAATAGGTGCTGCATATCCCCATGAAAGACCGGTTACAACTACACCTACAACTACAAGTACAGCCCCCAGTATTGTTTGCAGTAATCCTGCTTTTTTGCTTCCGATAACAATAGGTACAATTCGTATTACATCAGCAGTAACAGGGAACGCTAAGTCATCTTTACCAATATTTTTTTTCCCCCGAAAGACAGCGTAAGTCAGACCTCTGCTTTTGCTAGTGTTTAAGAATTTTTCGAAGCCATCAATTGTACAACAAAGGGATCTCACTGCTTCTGCCGTGGTACTTACACAACGCACATGTGTTTTTCCAAACATCTTCCCGAGAACTCCGCCAAGTTCAATGCGAGCCATTATTTCTTGCATAAATACTCCAGACATAAAAAAACCCACTAGAAAGTGGGCCTTAGTTGGGATGCAGTAATTATTGCAGAGGGAGATGCTTCACATCTACATTCCCACTTGGATCAGCAAATAACCTTACCGCTTTTGTTTCGCCGCTCTTTAATTGAATGTAAGTTCCAACAGGAACTGCGTCAGAAATACAAGCCTTCCCCTCTCCCTTCATCGCTACACTCCATTCTCCAGGATGAAGGTGGAAAACTGCTTTTTCGCCTGGATCTAAAATCGCGGACTTTTCATTATTCAGATAAACAGCGGTAAAACAGCCACTACCCAGAAAACCTTTGTCTCTAACAACTATTAACGTGGCATCATCCGAACTGCTCGGTGTTTGATACTGTAGCAATCTTTCAGTTGGTGCCATCTTTGCCTGGCTCGGTAAGACAGCTTCCGTCGCACATCCAGACAAGCCGACACAAAGTAGAGCAATAAATAATTTTTTCATATCCCTGTCTCATTTTGGTTTTGCAAAAGGTTAGCACAGAGATTTATAACGCAGAACCTTCATCGTTCGTTCTTTCCAGTATCCACCGTACGGGACACGCTGGCTCAGGTGTCCGTAAAGGTGATGCAGCAACATATTACCCTTCAGCAGGATCCCGGCATGGTTCCATTTATTCGCCTGTACCTGCATGATCACCATATCACCAGACTGAGGAGCACCTTCAAACTCCCGGAATCCGCATTCAAACCAGCACTCCTGATAAAAATTATCCGGATACTGATCTTCCCACCACGGATAATCCACGCGGTAATCGTGAAGTTCTATCCCGTGAGTTTGCCGGAAGTAGCTCATCACCAGCCCCCAGCAATCGAAGTGACCAAGAACAAACGGTCGCTCAAGCAACGGTAGCTCCCCGCGGGGCTGAATGGTCCGTAAATCACCTTCCGGCCAGCTAATGATATGCCAGGGAAGCAACGTTGCGTCACACTGAGCCTTATCCAGTTCACTCGGTTGCGTTGTTGCATCCGGATGGCTGTGAACGATGGCGATCACCGTTCCCCAGTCTTCCGCGGTCGCATAATCCTCCGGTGAAAGATGAAAATGCTCTGTCGGTTCAACTGCCAGATTGCGGCACGGAAAGTAACGCTCAACACGGCTTTTCTGCGCCACCACACCACAGGATTCCCGAGGATACTCGGCAGCGACATGCGCCATAATGGCATTAATGGTTTTTTGCCGCATATTAACTCCTGATCAACGAGGTACCGGGGAACCCGCCAAACGGCAACTGGTTACTTTCACCGTGCCGCAGTTTGCAGGCTGTCAGAGTACCGTTACATTCATCAAGGGAAGGATCACTGACGGGTTTGTTGTTTTTGTCGAAATAGCGCGTGCCGGCGTAATCACAACCATCGCCAGAGCGATACTTATTGCGAATGCACCAGGTACACAGAGAATGCAACTGGCGCGTCGGGATCATCAGCCCCTGCAGGTCCATCGGGCTGGTCAGAGTAAATTCAACAACCTCGTTGGTCTCGCTGCTTTTAGCGTCAATGTAGAAAACCTTCAGCTTCTCCTGCGTCGGATCGGCTGTCGGGTTACCGCCAGTAAAATTTCTGGCATCAAGATACTTCGCCAGGGTGTCGTGGACAGACACCTTCGCCTGCAGAAGATCATCATAAGCAAGACACAGGGCAGTAATCGAACTATCGAGATTGGCTACGCTGAGCTTGGGTTGTGGGCTGGTGCCGTCAGTAGTTGCTTCAATGCCTTCGATCTGACATGGCCAGGCTTTATATTCATTCCCCTGCCACCAGATCGACTTTGCCGGAAGTTTACTTTCATCACCGCCGGCAGCGTCAATTTCCTCCGGTGTATACGCGACGTTATGCGCGTGAAAATGCATCACGTCAGACACACCAAACGCGGTTCCGTCGACTTCAAAAAGCCGCACCGGATTGCCAGGCTCAAGCTTCTGATAATCTGTGTGTAATGTCATGGTGCAAATGCCTGCTCGAATGTTGCTGTAATGGTCATAACCTTTTTGTTTTTGACCACCTTCTTGAGGCTGTCAGCCTCAACCCGCCACAGATTTTTATCCTCGTAAGGGGGCGTAAAAATAAAGGACTTCGTTTTATGCCGGCGTAAAAACGCGTAGATTTCCAGCGCTGTATCCGGGTTTCCTGTATATGAAAACTCATAAGTGAGCACTTCATCATTCAGTCCCGATCCGCTGATCTGCGTATACCCGTCACCAAACTGCACCTTCCGGACAGCATCCCTGCTGCCCGTTGTCGGCTGACTTGCCGCCTGGATACGCCAGGTAAAAGTTTCTATTGCCATAAAACCTACCTGCCTTTTGTCGCATTCCAGATTAGACCGCCTGGCTGGATCGCTTTGGCAATCCCGTCGTTCACCGATTTCCTGATAACCTGCTGATAGGCACGTCCCAGCGCTTCATCATGGTTCTTCTGCTGTGTGCCGGATGACTGACTTTCGACCGTTACTGGTGCATAGACGCTGACACCAAAAGGTGTCGCCGCGCCTGAAACATTGTTCCCCACCAGTCCACCTGTCGCATAACCACGCATCAGACGGTACAGGTTACCGACGCCCAGCCGGCTGGTTGCTTCTTTGGTAAAAACGAACTCACCACGATGCACAATGCCGGCAGGTTCATACTTGCCACCATGCCCGGTAAAGCCACCAACGTCATACCCTGACGGACGGAACGACGGTACCGCAAAAGACTGTCCCGTCGTGTTACCCGATCCGCCACTTACCCATCCCATTGCACTCTGGATTGTGTACGCCACCAGCAACTGGTTAATGACGGAAACGATCATCTTCAGAATAGAGGTAGTAAAATCCCTGAAGCTGGCTTTACCTGTTGTGACCAGACTTGTAAGCTGCCCGGCAAGGCCGCTGAAAGTTGACTGAGATATCTGCTGCACTGAGCTGAAAACATTTGTTGCTGAGTCCTGATACTCTGCCCATCCCTGCTTTGCCCCAGCCAGCCAGTTAGCCCTAAGGGCATCTTCAGCTTCAAACGTGGCCCTTTGTTCATCAAGAACTTTTTGCCGTGCTTCAGGGTTATAAGCGTAGCTTTCACGCAGGCGTTGCAGGGTGGCTTCACGCCCGGCATCCCGGCTGGATACCCCCTCAGACTGAGCCTGAATTCCGGCTCTCGCTGCTTTCTGTTGTTGTTCAAACTTAACGGCCTGATCGGCAAGCTCATTAAGCTTTTGCTGACGGGCAACTTTATCGCCAAGATCGGCCAGTTGCCGTTTGTACTCGAGTGTTTCCTCCTTATGCGCCAGCAGGGATTTTTCCTGAGCAGATAGCTGACGACGTCCGGCGGCTTCCTGCAACACGGAATATTGATTTTCAGTCTGCCACAGGTCCTGTCGCTGCTTGCTGATGACATCGTTAACGCTGGTATGCTGCTGTAGAGTTTTAAGCTGGGCCTGAAGGGTAAGAAGTTCGGCCTGCGCCTTTTCTTCAGCCCTGTCACCGGCTGGCGTCGAATAGCTTTTCCCTTTCGGCGTTTTAGGATCCTTCCACTGCTTTTCAATCCCGGCGCGTGCTGCCGCAATGTCCTTTTCAGTCCACAACGTGGCTATGCCGTCCTTTGCATCCCGACGGTTTTTCTCAATAAGCTGATTGAGCTTTTTCTCCGCCGAGGCACGTTTTTCTGCCGCTGTCGCGCCCGAGTCCACCAACTGGTTAAACTGTTGCTGGTTACGTATGGCCTGACTCTGCTGGTCCGTCCGCATTTTTTCCCGTGCGGCTGCCAGACCTTCCTGCGCATACTGCTTATCAGCAAGATCGTATTCCTGCTTTTTAAGCTCTACCTGCTGGCGCGCATTACGCAGCCTTTCGGCATCTGCCTTTGCGAGAGGGTTATTACCGGCATAATCCGGATCAACGTTCAAATTACCCGACAGAGCACGATATTCTTTTTCTGCAGCCTGCCATTGCGCAAAAGAATCCTGGCGCTTCATTGCAGTGTCAGGATTGCGCCCCACCCCCAGCATCGCATCCCATGCGCCAGAAGCGGCATTCTTCACCCAGTTCCAGGCTTTTTCCAGCGTACCCAGGTTCTCTTCGACTGCACCGGCACGCTGAATAACCGCGTCAGAGTATGCCCGCATGGCAAGTTCAGCGGCTTTGTGCGTATCCCCCAACGACTGCGCTGAGGCAATCTGTTCATACTGAGTGGCAGTCAGGAAATGTAGGGAATCGTTGAGCGTCGCGACCGCGTTAACCGGATCATCTTTCAGGCGTTTAAACTGGTTGATGGTTTCGTCGACGGCCTGCCCTGTTGCCTGCTGCAGCCTAGCGGCTACATTGCTGACCATGCTGACGTCATTACCGCTAAACGCCCCGCTTCCTACAACCTGCGCCAGCACGCCTGCCGCAGCATGCTGCGTGATGCCATTACCGACCAGCGAACGCGCCAGCGCCTGCAACTGCCCTGACGTTTTCCCCGCATAGTTCCCGGTAAGGATCAACTGCCTGTTAAATTCCTCAGACTCTTTGCTGCCGTCATACCAGGCTTTACCCAGCCCGACAACCGCCGCCGCAATACCCCCGACCATGCTGGCCATGCCCAGCCCGCGTAAAGTCATCAGTTGGTCTATCCATCCGGCACGGTTAGCCAGCGTGATACCGGAACCACGCAGCGCACCAAAATTACCGCGCATGACTTCGCCCATCAGCACACCAAGCTCACGACGAGCAGCCGCACTTTGCAGACCCAGCCCGTGTGTGGCGACTTTTGCTGCTTCAAGCTTACGGATATAAACTTCCGCGGCGTCACTGGCCCCCACCTGAGCCGCTTTCATGCGCAGCAGCTCGGTGCCGGAGAGTTTTTGCTCTGCAACCTGTTGCTTCAGCTGATTGAGGAATCGCGTACGCGCGGCAGCCGATTTTTCCTCCACGGTCTGCAGTTCTTTTTGCCTGGCCGTGGTACGGGAAATTAGGGCAAGATAATCCTGCTGGGTGATGTTGCCCTGTGCCCTTGCAGCACGAAAGCGCGCCTGCACGTTCGCAAGAGACTGCGTTTCACCATTGAGCTGGCGAACGCCGTCAATCTGGCGGAAAAATGATGCAGCAAGTTCATCCTGTCGGCTGGCAAGCGCTGCAGCCTGTCCATCATTCTCACGCATGCGCTGATTAAGTTCAGTCACCCGACGGTGCGTTTCATCAACGGATTTTGATACGTTCTGCCATTCTTTAGTCAGTCCTTCAGTTGCAGCAGACTGGCGGGCTTTCATTTCTGCTGCGGCCGTCGCACCAGCATCGCTCACACTTTTTAATGACGCTGCCTGCCGTTCGGAGGCGCGCTGCATTCTGGCCTGAACTTTATCAGAATCATCCGCCATTCCGGTGAGCTGGCCCTTAATGCGTGCAACCTGTTCACTGAAAGTGGCACTATCAACATCAAGATTGATGACCAGATCGCTAATCTGCTGGGCCATATCGTATACCTCCTGTGATCCCCTCCGCTGCGGTCATCAGCGTGTCGCCGTCCGGGTCATCATCATTGATGACGCTTCCGGCGGGAGAAAGCAGACTGAAATGCGCGGGTGTAAGTTCCGGATCCCGGAAAAAGAGAGAAGAAATGGAATAAAGCAGCCCGGAAAAATGTGCATCGAGCTGCACGTCCTGAAAATAATGATCCCTGTAAAAATGGTGCCAGTCGCCCAGTTCACCGGAAGTCATTCCAGCCAGCATGGCGCGCCAGTCGGGTCGCCCGAACTCACGCGCCAGATTCAGGACAAAAGTCAGCTCGCTGGCGAGGGCTTTTCCGCGGTGACAGGCTCAGCGCTTTCTGCATCGGTAGTGATCGCGGTATCGTCCTTGTCCTCATCAGAAACCGGAGCAAGCATGCCGGAAAGCAACTTAACCTGCATTTCAGCTTTGCCGATCGCCTCCGGCGGCCAGCCTTTGAGAACCTGCTGGTAGAGTGCATCTTCGTCGGGTCCAGCGGGATCGTTATGCCAGAGAGAAAGCGCAATCACGCGTGCACCGCTCCGGATGTTTGAACCCACCAGCCGGGCTGTCATTTCCTGATCGCTGATGCTGTCGCTTTCAACACTGAGTGCCTTTTCTTCCGCAGCCAAAAATTCCAGGTACTCAATACGCTGAAGCGCAGACAGTTCATTCAGCGTGGTGGTCTCACCCTGATAGTTAAATGGTTCTTTTTTGAGGAACATATCTCCCTCCTCAGGAAGCTGTAACGGTAACTTTGCAGACTGCAACGAAATTACCGTCGCTGGTCATGACGATGATGTCTGCTGAACCGGTAGCAACCCCGGTAACAGTAATCACGTTGCCGCTGACGGTAACTGTTGCTTTTGCTCCGTCAGAAGTTGCAACCCGGAAGGAGGCATCCGATGCACTGGACGGGTTAACCGACACGTTGAGCGTCGTGGTGGCTCCGACGGCAACACTTGCCGTGGATTTATCCAGCGTAACGCCTGTAACGGAAATATTAGGCGTGCCACTCTCCTCCGCCAGCTCAGGCTTGCCGGTATTGGTGATTTTTGCCGTACGGGTGATCACTTCTTTCGCCGGGATTGCTTTACCTAGGCTGCTGCACCACCCGCGGAAAACGTCGACCGTTCCGTTCGGGTATTTGATTTTGTAATACCGGACGGAACCATCGTTAAACCAGGTGACAAGATCTTTCTGTCCCTCTTCGCCCGGTTTCCAGGCAAGTGTGAAGGAAGTATCACCTGCAGACTTTGCCCCCTGAGCGGTCGCGTTCCAGTCAGCGTCTTCGTCATCAAGGTAAGTGTCATCATACGATTCGGCGGTCATTTCGCCCGGTGTCAGATCCTTAATTTTCGCCAGGCGGCTCCAGTCAATATCCGAGAGAGGATTTGCAAATCCGTTGCCTGAGCCGGTATAAAGCCAGAGAGTGGTCCCGGCACCCTTAACCGGTGCAAGCGGGTTTGGTGTTGGCATAGTCAGTTCCTTACATTGAATAAGTGAGAGAGTAAGTCAGGTCAACGGAACCCCACGTAGCCATCTCATCATCACGTTGATAGTCATAGCCCTGAGGGGATATGGATTCGATGAGCTCATCAAGGCCGGGGATCGCCGTCATCGCCGGATAAACTTTGTCTTCCATCCAGCTATCCAGCGCGCTGTCCGGGTTTGATGCTTTGAGAAAAACTTCGACGTGAAGTACGGCCTGCCAGGCATCTTCATCCAGCGTGGCACCTGTGTACTCGGCATCAGAGATATACACGGCCACCGCAGGTAAATCCTGCTCTTCCAGAAATGCGGGACGCCCATCAAACCAGGTGACGGTATCGGAGATATCGGTTTTCAGTTTTGCCAGAATGGCAGCACGTATTGCGCTGTGTCTGTTCATCGCTTCAGATGAATCCTCAGTTGGTTTTTCAGGGCTGCGGAAAGTTCTTTGGGCATATCGCTTTCAATAAGGCGCTTTGAAATAGAGGTGAATGCCACCGTGAGCGGTGTCTCAAGAGGAACTTTGACCACATCAATCGGATAACGGGCCTGACCTACGCGCCGCATAACCTGCCAGCGCCCGTTCGCCAGCTGTTGAATAAACGCGTTGCGAAAGGTGTAGGGCCCGATTTTAAGGACGCTACCCGCTCCGTTCCTGGCCCCTTTTTTACGCGACAGCCGGACGCGCGCCGTGCCGAGCTTTATCGCGGGAAGATTACCGCGGTTGATTTTTATCGAAGCGACCGGACGATCGTGGCGGGCCTTGCGTAAACGGGAACGCTGCCGGACCAGACGAACCGGAAGCCCCTTTTTCCTGTTATCATCAACCGTTGCCTCCTTCGCTACAGTTTTACTCCCCTGGCTTATCGTTCTGCTGGCCACACGGTTAAGTGCTTTTGCGGTTGCCTCAGGAACGATTAACCGACTGAGGCTGTTCAGGTTCTGAATAGCCCTTTCCAGACCTTTCACAGACATAGCGCCTCCTCATTCGAGATGGATGCGGGGTTTTCCGTTGAACGTGTCAAAGCGGGTAACGATCAGGTTCTTACCGTCGTAGTCGACACTGTCGTTTCGGCGCGGCTGGTAAAGCTCAGAAAAAACCACCAGCGCAGAACCTGTTCCCGTCAACGGGCCCATTTCCTCGAGCTGCTCGGCGGGAACAACGTCATAACTGCTGCCATTGATGATCGCTGTCTTTCCCATCTTTTTTATGGTGGCCGCGTCCATGCGCGCCGCCATCCGGGCAAAGGGATTAGGCATTGATCTTCACTTCAACGACGGTGGTGCTCGCAACTGCATCTTCCCAGGCGATACCTGCGGCAACGGCATCCGTCTCTTCGATCTGGATTTTGCCGTCCTTGAGATACACCTGCGCCCCGGCAGTAACCACATCTGCGGAGACTTTTGACAAAAGGAATACACCTTCAGTAATACCGTCCCCGGTATCGCCAGCCGGAATATCCGTAATCGCCACAGCGATAAGCTTCCCAACCACAACCGGATCGCCGCTCTTAATGTCATCAGAACCGGAATTCACCAGCGGAATGGTTTTCCCTTCCTGCACATAATTCTTCGCCATATCATTCTCCATTCAGCCCCTGACGAGGCTGATTTCAGGTATAAAAAAAGCCCTGGCGGGCGGGGTGGAACATCAGAGGGGGATTACTGGCCCGATGATTTGGTCAGGCCGCGATAATCAAGCGGTGCCACACCTGCATCGATGCGAACCTTAGTCGCAATACCGTCGGTATTGAAACCTTCCTGTTGATCAATGTACGGCGTATCAATGCCGTTCAGGTAAGCCACCTCGATGGTGTCAGAACCTTTGGCAGCGGCAAGATACCAGGCCTTGGGATCTGCATTATCAAGACGAGGCTCAGAGATAACCTCAGCAAAGTTCTGGATCGGGTTGTTGATGCCAGAGTTAATATCAGCACCTTTAACACTTGCAGATTTAATAGTCTGGTTAGCAAGCGTTTCCAGCCCAACCGGCACCAGCATGAAGGCAGGGCGGATATTAAGAGTTCGCTCCCCTTCTTTCTGCAGGCGCATCATCTTGCGGGAGTCGTCGATACTGGCCACCGAGATAGCTCCACCACCCAGGTTCTTGTGGTCGGCATGGAACAGCGCTTTACCGTCGGACAATTTCGGGTTTGTGGTCAGGATGGCGTAGACCAGATCGCCGATGGTCCCTTTTGCAGCGCGGCCCATTTTCATGGGGACGTCTGTCAGTGAGTTCAGGTCATCGTTAATAATCGCCTGGCGGGTGACTGAAAAGATCTCGCCGTAGGTCGCCAGTGCAATGGTTTCGCCTTTATCACCGGTGGTGATGTACTTATATTCAGCACCTTCGCGAACCTTACGAAGGGAAGGGAAACCGCCCATTCCGACACGGTGAGCTGTTTTGAAGTCAGAGAGCTGACCTTTTTTAGTCCACTGTTCGAAAGTTTCATCTGCCTCTTCCCAGCCCTGCAGCAACGATTTATTCGCGACATCCAGCAGGATATTACCGAAGTCCGAGGTGCTGTGCGTAAGTGCCAGGCCAACCATTTGCATTGGGTTGTAACTGGATACACCGATCCCTTTTTCAGTCAGTGCCATACGCGCATATTCGCGCAGTGTCATGCCGTTATAAACGTTGTCTTTTTCCTGATTTTCGAACCCGGCACGTGCCATCAGCGCCTGACGGATGCCATCAGCAACAAAGTTGCCGTTGCTGGCATAAATGTGTGCCTGGGTCGTTTTGTCTGACGGAGTAGCGGTTTTGCCGAGTGCTTCCAGCAGTAAATCTTTGGCCTGAGCGACAGAGCATTCCGGATCAGCGATGCATTTATTCTGCAGTTCATGATGCTTGCCGCCGAACATCGCAAAGAGATCGTTAATAGCATTAACGCGGTTCTTTTGCTCGGCGAGTACCTGTGCACGGATAGTGGCTTCATCAGAAGTGGATGCCGGTGCTGCGGTTGTAGTTGCCGTTACCTGCGGTTGCTGAGGTTGCTGCGGTTCGCGCTGGGTAGTATTGCGCGGAGGGGTGATCATATTGCGAATGCTGTTTGGCATCTTTTCAAATTCCTCAATACGTTTTGAATGAATACAGGCCATCGCCTGCAGGGAAGGAGTTACCTGATCGGCGAAACCCAGTGCGACACATTCGGTGCCGTCCATCCAGGTTTCGTCTTCCAGCATTGCCGCGATTTCATCGGTTCTTTTACCGGTCTTTTGTGCATAAGCAGGGATCAGTACCGATTCAACTTTATCCAGCAGATCGGCATAGTCGCGCATATCATTGGCATCACCACCAGCAAAACCCCATGGCTTGTGGATCATCATCATGGTGTTTTCCGGCATGATGACCGGGTTGCCAACCATCGCAATCACCGAAGCCATTGAAGCCGCCAGGCCATCGATATGAACGGTGATCGCCGCGCCGTGATGCTTCAGGGCATTAAAAATTGCGATGCCATCAAAGACATCACCACCTGGCGAATTGATATGAAGGTTGATATGGGTGACGTCCCCAAGTGCCCGGAGATCATTGACGAACTGTTTAGCCGTTACGCCCCAGTACCCGATTTCGTCATAAATAAAAATGTCGGCCTCGCTGTTATTGCTGGCCTGCATGCGGAACCACGAATTACTTTTTACGCTGGCTTTCGGACGGTGGCGCGCCCGGTTCTTTGGCTTCGGCACTGGTGCCTCCTTTATCATTGGCGGGGTCGGTGTCAAACACCAGTCCCTGTTCTCGGTTCTCGTCAACCTCAGCTTTGCGACGTGACTTAACATCATCCGGGTTGCGACCACTGGCACGGATCCAGTCGGATTCTGTTGCTGCACCGCCGCGGATCTGCGTTTTCCAGGCATTGGCTTCTTTAACGGGGTCAATCCACGGCATTACAGGCCCCGAATAAACCGCGTTATACAGCGAGTCCATGTCGATGCCTCTCGGCAGCTTAATTTCTCCGGCAGCAATAGCCATCTTCAGCCAGGCCCTGTACATGGGTCGGGTCACTGAACCAATGAACCAGTCCTGCAGGATCAGGTATCCGTCGGTTGACTCGACAAGTTCCTGCCGTTGAGCACTGTACGTGCCGTTGTAGTTTCGGGATGTGCTGGAAAAACTGAGGCGGCTACCGGCGGACACGGCACGCAGTTGTCCGTTACGAAACGACTCGAGGTTAGGATTTGGGCGATCGGATTTGATCATCCCGATTTCTTCCCCGGCCTGCAGCTCGTCATAGAGCATCCCGGGCTGAATCATCAGCTCGCGGTCATCGCTGCCGGAATCAGACTCGAAACTTTGTCCGTCGCCCTTTTTGATATACATGCCGAGTGCCGCAGCAATTCTCGCTGCAGTAAGCTCCGAGTCCTCATACTCTTTCAGCGCGCTCAGCCGCATCAGGACTCCTGACAAAAGGGAAGTTCCGCGGGTCTGATGCAGGCGTCGGGTGAATTTGAGATGAAGCATGTTCTCTGCATCTATCTCTTTGGTATCGAACTGTCGCCCGGACACCGGCAGACTTTTATAGACCTGATATTTTTTAGGCCGCCCCCAGTTATCGACAAAAACCCCCTGATTGAGCTGGGTGGCTGCATCACTGTTCATTGGCACGAAGTCCGGCTCCAGCGCTTCCAGCCAGAACGGCACGCCAGCGACCGGCTGAAGGCCATTTCCGGTACCGCGAACCAGTTGAGCAAATACCTCACCGTCCCTGAGCCACGTTCGCAGCATCAGACGCTCCAGCATGGGGCGGGTAAACTGGGTTGTAACATCGGGTCTTACGGACCATTCGCCCCACTTTCGGCGGATATCAGTGGCCAGTTTTTTAGCGATCTTCCCGTTACTCAGCATCGGATGCGGTTCAACTATGATGCCCTTCGCACCCACCACCCTTTCTTCCAGCTTGTCGAAAACGCCGATCACCAGATCGTGGTTGTTGTCCAGCCAGCGCGCCTGCTGCCTCAGTGAAACCGCCCCCATCTGGCTGAGTTGATCGGCTGAGCGATTTTCCTTCTGGGCTTTGTGGGTACGCGTTTGCTTTACCGCCTCATACGCCTTAATAACCGCACGGGCACGCAGGCGTGAGGCTTTCCAGCCTGGTGAAAACAGGCCAATCGCATCATCTAAAAAACTCATCCAAACCTCGCCAGCCTGTAGCCGGGTCGCCCGCGGCGTTTGTTATTGAGCGTTGCCAGTCGTCGCTCCCATTCCTGACGGCCTTTTCTGATTTCCGACAGGTTTTCGAGCGTCATCTGCTGCCCGTTGAAAGTGATTGATTTCCCCTCCAGAACAGACAGCTCGGCTGCAGCGTAGCGGTCGATCATGTTTTGAATATCTGCTGGATTCACACCCATCCTCCTGAGGTAGACCACGGATTAGCCTGCTCAGTTACGGGCTTCTCACGTTTTGGTTTTGACTTTCTTTTCTTCGCAGTCGCCGGGGATGGCACTTCGCCAGCTTCCGTCTGCGTGTTCTCGATCCACGTTTCCCGCCGTGCCCATTCAGGAGCAGACGGCCATTTAATTTTTTCGTACCCGTTAAGGATCGCGAGAGCATCGGCATAAACGAGCAGGTCAAATGCTTCGTTTGCTCCGCGGCCCGGTTTACTCCACTTCCCGTCATCTGAACGCTCCTCATAGGTCAGTTCGTCGTAAAACCAGCTTCCCAGCCAGGCGGGAAAATGCACATAGCCGGGGCCGGGAGAGTCACGCCACAGGGCGTTGTTCACCCGGTCTTTCAGGGCATCTGTCTGAAGAAGAAAAAGAGGAACGTCACCCGTTGCCTGTGCTCGACGGGATGATCTTCCGGTATTGTCCGGGAATGTTCGCTGGATTAGCTTGCTGCGGCGAACGCTGTCCCCTTTAAAGAGATAGATTCGTTTTCCTAACCCGTCTCTTCGGCATCTGCGCCAGAACTTGTAGGCGTTGTCCGTGACACCATCCTCACCACCCGAGTCAACAGCCATTGACATAAGCCGCATTCCCTTATTCGGGTCAGATGCGAGGGGCCAGGTTTTTTCGAATACATCGCTAAGAAGAAGATCCCAGTCTTCGGGGTAACTTGCTGGATCGACCTGTAGGCTTTCCCCGTTACTGTCACAGCGCAGGGATTGCCGAATGTTGTAACGGTCAACAATCCATCTTTCCCCCATGCTGCCGTATCCGGTGACCTGGACAACGAACCGCCGATTACGTCCAGCCTGAACGTCAACTGTCGCCTCAAGGAACAAAACACCGTCCGGAACGGCGCGTTTTGGAATATCTTCAGCACGCTGCTCAAGTAATTCGCTTTTACGTTGTTCCATACTGGCGCGCGGAAGGTATGGACGACCAAAGTCGGTATTGATTACCGCCTTCAGGGTTTCTTCACTGCGTGTGGTTTCGTATTCCTGTTCTGCGGTCAGGAATTTATAGATGAGTTGTGCCCATGTCTGGTAAGCCGCAGCAGGTCCTTCCATCCAGAAAGAGGCGATACGTGAACGGCGCCCTTCCCCACTGATTTTCCCGCTACTGTCAATTTCTTGACCATCACGTAACCAGACACATTTCATGTTCAGCGTGCGCTTCATGTCCGCAGTGATCCTGCCCTTACAGGCCGGACACTGAAGGAATGCTGCTTCACTCGCCAGAACCGGATCATTGCTTTCACGATAACCGGTCATGTTGTCCATTTCTGGCTGAAAATACTCCCCACAATGCGGGCAGGGCCAGTAGAGTCGGCGACGATCACCACGGTTATACAATGACAGGATGCCAGTGGTAGGTGGCGCTTCATGAGGAGTGGTTCTTCGCCATTTTGTGTCTTTGATATCCCGGCCTGGTGAACTCTCCACCAGAGTCATACCTGAAGACATGAATGTCGTGGTACGTTTTGATGCCAGGGAAAAGGCATCCCCTTCCCCGTCAATATCTTCCGGGAATCGGTCATAATCAGTGAGCGCCACACTTTTATAGTCTGACGAAGACATAATATTGATGGATGGCCAGCCAAGCTTCAGATAGTTGCCTGCGCGGAAGGTGCGATCATAAACGTTATTGTCATTGCGCCGCGGGCTGAGCCGGGTTTTCACTTCAGGGCTGCAACGGAAGGTACGATCAAGACGCTTTTTTGAGTGCTCGCGTGCCTTTTCTTCAGACACCTGAATGACGAGCATATCTGCCGGATCGCAGACAACGTTATAGACAATCCACCCGTCGATCAGTCCTATTGTCTTACCGGTTCGCGCTGGCCCCACAAACACAACAGCATCATATTCACGGGATGCCAGGCAATTCATGGGTTCAATGACATAAGGAGCAAGATTCGGATCCCATGGAATGGAGTTACCCGCCCCCATTGGTACCCGCATATAATCTTTTACCGCGTCAGCCACCAGCATTCGACGCGGGGCACGTAATATTCCGGACACATCACGACGTATGCCCCTGGCTGATGCCCGCTTTGCCATCAGTCCTCCTCTGGCTCATCCTCCTCTGCTTCGGCTTCCAGTACCTTCTGGGCCATTTGATCACGTAAGTCATCGATAACGCTCTGAACGCGGGAAACAGCAGCAGGCGAAAGTGCGCAGTCACGTTCAAGTACATCAGGAAGGGTTTCAAGAACCATGACGATGGCCTTTGCCATCAGAGAAAATTCGCGAGCAACCTCATCAGCAGGAATAAGTTGCCCGGTTTCCTGCTCAAACTTGATACGCTCATTTTCCGCTTTCCAGTGAGAAAGGCGGTCAGAAGGAGTCATGTCTTCCAGCTCACTGGAGACAGTAGGCACCATCAGTTCGGTAAGGATATCTGTGATCAGGAACAGTTTTAATTTGGCGTTACTGCCCGGGGCTGGTTCGACATTTTTAAGCCTGGCGGCGACGGTCTGACGGTGTATTCCTGTAATCCCGGCCAACTGATTTATGTTCAGTTTAAAAGTAGCGATTTCCTGGTCCATGATGGTGAACACTTTTTAAACGATTCGACATCTTGCGAAAATGCCCTCAAATAAAATCAAAGAGCTACGCAAATGATGATGATGGCCATGGATCGCAAAAACTAGCCGTTTCCCGCGAGCGCGCCGCCCCGTGGCAGGCCACCCCGCCGGGAGGACCCGTCAAATGGTAATGATTATCACAGGCACTCAGTGAATGCCTGCTGTAATGCCTTACTCTTCGACTGTCGCACCTTCCGGCAGTTCAACGCAGCCAAACACCGGCATACCCGGAGAGCGATCGTCTTCTACCGCCACCAACTGCGATTCTGAGTACCAGCGCTCAGTAGCGCATTTATCAGCAGCCTGATAGTGAACAAGGTACTGATTCTCACCGTTGAGGTACTGCGCGCGGGCCTGAACTTCACCCCATTCATCACTGATACGCAGATTAACCAGCTGGCCCAGACAGAATTTAAAATCTTTTGCTACAGCCAGGATTTGGCCGCCGTTTTGCTCTTTTTTCATCATTTTCTCTCTTCTGGTCGTAAAAAAGCCCCGCGAAATGCGAGGCTCGTTTTATCCCCCGAAAGGGATATTTACTGAATTATCCGCACAAGGGGATAAGGCTCATTTTCGGTCCTGCTCGATTTGACGTATGCCAGCCAGTTGGTTATTCGCTTTTTCAATAGCGGCCAGCAACGGCTTAATCCAGAGAACGGCCTGGCAATACGTCAGCGAGCTGGTGGAAGCGGTGCTATTACTGGCTGCGTTAGCGTTACCGGAATCGGCGTGCATTGCCCCGGTACGTAAACGGTTCGCGTAGTCGAGCAGCCCACCAGCGACATCAGCAGGAACAGGCAGATCACAGGTTTTTTCACGTCGAAGAATCTCCCGGTATTCGATAACAGTGTTCTCGGTGCCGGCATCAATCAGAGAATTGTTGCGGTTAGTGAATTCGGCAATCTGGTTAAACCGGTTGAAGTTGAATGCCTGCGTCGCGATAACCAGCCCCTGCAGTTTGTTATCCGACTCCAGCACGCGCTTATCGCTTTGCACTACGCTCAGTTCTGCCCGGTTGTTCGCCAGCAGGATACACAGCACGGCGACAACGATAACCATGGTCATCACCGTCAGTGGCTTCCAGTATTTTCCCGTCAATGTAAGCATCATAACTATCAGTCCGCGCTTTATATGGACGTAAAAAAACCGCCACAAGGGCGGTTAGCATTACTAAGATACCATTTTAGTCTTCCACTCCACCTGGGTTTACAGGCTTTGTGATTTCCCTCAAGCGAACAACAGGACTACCGCGACCATCACTAACGGATGTTCGGATTGTCTTGTCGTCCCTTGGCGTGAAGGTTACTTCAACATCAAATCCCATCGCTGCATGCTCGTCGCACAAATAAGCATTGGTATTGTGGGCCCAAATTGCAGATAAATTATCCAGCTCACGTCTCAGACGAACACCGATAATTTTATCTGCATGTCTACCACATCCGTCAATGATGCATGTTCCTGACATTATTTTTTCCTTCTTTGGTTAACCAAGAAGGAAACTACCACAAACCAGAAGCCTATTCAGCCTTTTTGCTATAACTTATTACTCCGCCTAATCTTTTTCTCTTCAGGCCTAGTCTCTCTTTTGCAACAAGGCAGTGTTCTTCCAGCAATTCAAAACCCACCGTCTTTCTTGCAAGACGCTCCGCCACCAGAAGAGTTGTCCCAGAACCTGCAAACGGATCCAAAACAACATCCCCTTCAGCAGTGAATAAACGGATAAACCACTCGGGAAGAGACTCAGGGAATGCCGCGCTATGGCTTTTATTACCACATTCGGTGGCCATATGGAGCACGTTTGTTGGATAAGCCATATCTCTACCTTTCCAGTTAGATATGTTTTTACCGAAGCCGCTTCCAACACGAGATTCATCGCGGGTTACATCTCTGGCGCTCAGTTTTTTTAGTCGTTCATTTTTCCAGTCTCCCATAGGCACCATTACAGCTTCCTGATACATCGAGAATTTTTTACTTTTGGTGAAATGAAGACAGCGTTCCCATGAATCTCTGAACCGGTTTGGCCACTTTCCAGGGAATGAATTCTTTTTGTGCCAGATGTATTCTTCTGTCCACAACCAGCCAAGCTCTCGCATTTTAAGAATAAGTTCTAAAACATATGTATGTCTTTCGCCATTCACGGCTTTTTCTTTAATGTTAAGAACAAAGGATCCTGAGGGCTTAAGAACCCGTAGCAGTTGCTCAGCTATAGGTGAAAACCAATCAACATACTGGTCAGGAGAAATGCCACCATAGGTTCCCTTTCTCTGGTCTGCATACGGCGGCGATGTAACAATCAGGTCGACTGATGAGTCTTCCATCATTGACAACATACTGAGGCAGTCCCCTTGGTAGAGATTCACATCATCAGTATGTATATTAATCGTCGTTTTTCTAAGCATCCCTGAATACCTCAAAGCTAAAGTACCAGAAGAATAGCAGGCAATTCTCACGCGGTCCATCTCTTTATTTACTGGACGCCAGTTCGACTGCGCGAACAAACGTATCGAAGCCGTAAGGCTGACTGCCGTTCTCGTGCTTAATGATGGCCTGTAACAGCTTAATAATGAAATGACTGTCGCTGGTATCGATGTGCTGGTCGGGGGTGACGCCCGTCGCCTGAGCTACGCTGTTGATATACGCCTGTGTGTTGTTCTCGATCGGCGGTGCCCAACGTTTAATAATGCCGGTGACCGTGTTCAGTCCGTGCTTACGCTGATAATTGCGCAGTATGATGATCATCGCCCGGATACCATACTCAGGTGTGGTGAACTGGCAAAATGATTTATCTGTACGCTGTGCTTTGGGTACCAGACCCTGCCATTCGTCACCCCAGCGGATATTGCCGGGATTGTTGTTGCGGATACCGCGGGAAACATTACTGGTTGTCATCGTTCACTCCTGCCTTTTTTTTAAGTGCGCTGATAGCGATCTCGCGCAACTTGTCCACCCCGACGAATCCAATCACGCCACCAACAAAGGGTGATATCGATACCGGAAGCCCGACAACATCAAGTGCACTGGTGATACATAAAGAAAGAGCGCCACAAAGGACGCCCTCGAGCCATTTATTCTTACGGGTGGCACCGTCGTATATCAGTCGACCGTAGGCAATGAGTCCGGCCATTGACGCCCCCAGAATCTGGGGCCACGCATTTTTGAGTCCGGTCAAAACCGCAGCCCAGAATTCAGGGTTTTTGTCATTCATTTTCATAGCCTCACCTCGCATAGTTAGCGGGTGCTGTGTGTGTTTGAAAGGAGTCAGGCTTCACGGGCTCTTTTGTAAACGTGAAAAAAGAAGGTGATTCCCGGAGCCTTAAGATGATGATCACCACAGCGGAATTGACGTGATGATCGTTATGTCTTATTCAGTTCGCGGATTTCCTCCACGGTCTGAATAAATCGCTCTGTTTCCAGCTCAACACCGATTGCCCGTCGCCCCAGCGTCATAGCCGCTTTAATAGTCGAACCTGATCCCATGAAGAAATCAGCCACAACATCACCCGGCCTGCTGCTGGCGTTAATGATCTGCTGCAACATGTCTGCTGGCTTTTCACAGGGGTGTTTTCCGGGGTAAAACTGAACCGGCTTATGCGTCCAGACATCGGTGAAAGGAACAGAGACTGAAACAGAAAAGAACCGCCGGAGAGACTTATACTCTTCCAGCAATTCTGAATACTTCCGGTTCAACGAATGCCACGTGGCCACCAGCTGGTGGTGTGGTGTGTCGAGCTCATTGTTTCGATGCTTATCGAATGCAACCCTGGTAAACAATTCCTGCAGTTTCTGGTAATCCGCTTCGCCTGGCAGTTGCCATTGAGATGCGCCGAACCAGTGGGACACCATATTCTTTTTCCCGGTCGCATCGGCGATCTGCTTAGAGGAAACCCCCAGCGATTCACGAGCGTCACGGAAATACGAAATCAGCGGCGTCAGCACATGCTGTTTGAGCTCGTTGCTTTTCTCTGCGTATCCATCACTCTTGGGCTTATATGGGCCCTGGTAATGTTCAGCGAAGAGAATGCGCTCGGTCGCCGGGAAATATGACCGCAGGCTTTCTTTGTTGCAGCCATTCCAGCGACCGGAAGGTTTTGCCCAGATGATGTGATTAAGGACACTGAACCGCTCCCGCATCATGATTTCAATATCAGACGCAAGGCGATGCCCGCAGAACAGGTAAAGGCTACCGGCGGGTTTCAGAACGCGCCAGAACTCAGCCAGGAATTGATCAAGCCAACGTAAAAAATCCTCGTCCCCTTTCCACTGGTTGTCCCACCCGTCAGGTTTCACCTTGAAATAAGGCGGGTCCGTAACAATCAGGTCAATGGAGTTATCAGGGAGAGAAGCGATGTAATGCAGGGAGTCAGCGTTGATTAATTCAGCACTGGATATTTTTACAGTATTTTTCATGGATCAGTAAGCGGGACTCTGATAGGCTCACTATGCTTTTGCGCTAAAGCAGTGGGCCCGGGTTCGCTTGTGACCTGAAAGCATGAGCGAATGGCTGGCCGGGTGCGCTAACACCCACCAGCCGCCCATTTTCACAGCAGAAAGCCCCCATCACTGGAGGCGCTTGTAACATCCGAATTGGTAGATCGAATAGTTCGCCATCACCAGTTGCGTAAGAATGAACTGGCACCGAGCCAGGCTCAGATGCGTGTTCTCGGCAATTTCCCCGGCGGTGGCTGGCGTGGTACTCAGTTCGTTTAAAACAGCCTTTGCCTCTTCAGTCATTATCTTCTTATTTTTCATGTCTTTTTGTCCTTTCTACTGGCGTGACATACAGATAACTCTGGTCTCCAGATACAGCAAGTAATGAATTGAGGTTTTGACCGAATGTGGTTATGAAAAGCAAAGAGCAGCGAAGACGAAGAAGAGGACTGGGATATTTAAATAAACGACGATATGACAGGGGTACTGATGCAATGCACCTCGCGAATACCCCTGTCGTATCGCCGGAAAGCAAAAGCCCCGGCTAGCGGGGCTCTCGTCATAATCAAATTGTCGCTTCTCATCGCTGCCATCGTGGCGCAGCTCTGCCAAGCATGAATGGATTATCTAACTTTCTGGGTAGAATTCAATGTACATAACTAAAAATAGCACTAAAAGACAAAAACGCTTTCTAATCATCCAGAAGCTTCCGGGCTGACAGATAAACCTTCGCTCTGAAAATCTGCAGACACCATTTAACACGCTCCCGCGCCTTTTCAGGGGTTAACCACGGCGCAATTATCCGCAACTCTCTTGTAATATCAGATATTTTTTTTCGCGTGGTGTAATACTGAAGACCGACGACATATACCGGATCATTGACATCAAGCGCCAGCAACACGGATTGCTCTACAAAATCAACATCATCATTATGCAGAGCTTCATCGATTACGCTGGCGGCTGGCTGTGGCCACAGAATGGTATGAGCGCGATTCAGTGCCTGCTGCCCCTTCAATCCCTCACTGCGAGCCTGGTTCAGCGCAGCCGTAAAACGCTCCAGCGCTTTATCCGACCAACGTCCTCCCCTCAGTATATTCCAGCATTCATGCCCCCTGGGCATTCGGGGGGCTGTTCCCCCGCTCACACCTTCTCCCCATATCGTTAACAGTGATTTAATCCATGCCGACTGAATCCCCGTAAGAAGAGTACATTTCCCCAGCCAGCTTTTGCGCGGCGCTATCGCTGCCTTTTCCAGGGCTGCGCGGTGTGAACGTTTTTGACGTGGCGTCATGGTTTTTTCTCCTTTATGCCAGCACGCCAAGCGCGAACGCCCGGTCCAGCACATTTTTCAACATTTCAAGCTGAGAACCGTATTTACGTTCAAACTTGACCGGGTCGTTATGCAGTTCTGTGTGATGTTTACGGCACAGCGGAAGTGTAAAGCTGTCATGGGCTTTTGTTCCCATACCTCCCTGCCCGTGCCCGATAAGATGATGGGGATCGTCTGATGGCATTCCGCAGCATTCGCACGGCTGGGTTTTCACCCACCGGAGATATTCAGGCTTTACCCAGCGAATACGCTTTGGCCGTTTCATTTGGGTTTGCGGGGATTCCGGATCAACGTTCAGCGTCACAACAGGCTTTGTCGCCGGCATTACTGAAATAAAGTCACCTGGCAGCAATTCCAGTCGTTTTTCGAGAATGCTGGTGGCAGGAACCGAGGGGACGATCTCGCTATCTTTATAAACTGACCGCAACGGTTCGTTCGGCAGCGCCAGAGCGCGGCTTGCAACCCCTTCCGGTATCGCCGCAGCGACGCCGGAATACACTGCCCACCAGCACAGTTCTGCAAGTGAAAGCTCTCTGTCTTTCCCACACCTTAGCGCCGCTAATACGTTATCAATGACCCACTCGATCAGGTTCTTGCTCGCCAGTGCCGAAAGTTGCTCCGTCGTCTGCTCCCGCAACTGGTTATCACAATGCCAGCAGACACGTATTGCCCCTGGCTCATGTCGCATATTGACCAGCTCGCTATGGTGATATTCTGAATGCGGCCACTGGCAATGGCTCACCCGACGACATAACCATTCCTCCAGAGCCGTAATTCCTCCAGCAGCGCGGATCACACGTTCATCAGTAAAAAAAGGCACCAGACCGCCATCTTCCGCCAGCGGCTGGCGGACATCAGGGATTTTCCCGGATGGCCAGCGCGTCATATACTCTGGAGGCTTTTCTATCAGCACCCGACCATGATGAAACAGACCGAACAACTCACTGCCCGGCTTCAGCATTATCAGCCCCATTTCGCGAACAATTACTGGTTTGAGCAGCGCGCGCATTCAAAAATCCCCCGGATTACTATTTGCCCCTTTTCTCCCCAGATTTTTGTGACTCGCCCGTCCCACACGCGGCTGTCGTCATCAAATATTGCATCGAGTAATGCCTTTTCGAGATTGTCCTTGTCTGGTTTCTGCTGGTGCGGTTTCCCGCACATTTCGGCGCGGCGCTTCCTGCTCCAACTGGCAGGCATGGGAAGTATGAATGTGACGTGATAACCTGACTCAGGCAGTGAGACATGGTTCAGCCTGACTTCATCGCAGAACGCACGATAGCGAAGCACCGGCGGACGTTTCTGCCATTTATCCCGCTGAGTCATTCTGGGTTTACCGATCGGCGTGATATCGTAGACGCGCATAATCACCCCCACATCCGCGAACGATACGATTTTTTAGTGTGAGCCGGGCCGGAGTTTTCAGTCAGTAGTGCACTGACAATCCAAAAACACGGATCAGAGTCGAGGCTTCTCTCTGTTTTAATGCCCTTTGCCCGGTAACGTGCCACCAGCTCGTCGGCCTGCTCAGTTGTCAGCCCGTAATGAGTGAACCAGCTTCGTTTCATGTCACCTCCATAACGGGCGGCAACAGAAATTCGCTGGCGTTGGGTAACGTCAGTGAGGATTGTATTTTGAAGTGGTTTTGCGCCATCGTTTTCTCCGTGGCGCAGCAGGTATAGGTTGTTCAGGCCTATGAAGGAAGTGTATCAGATTTCTGGGAAACGCGATAACCAGCTTTTTCCAGCATTTTAGTAAACAAGGTTGGCGTTCCTATAATTTCATCCTCCTGAAGCGGCATAAACGACACAACACCGCCGCGCCGATACATCAGGGCGCGTTCGCATTCAGGAAATGAATGAAGTCTCGCAACAATAACTCCATCATGACATCTAATCACTGCATAGCCTTTTTTTGGTAATTCTTCTTTTTTTGTCACCTTTCGACCCCTCCAGATAAACAGGGTAATAACGCTTCTGGCATTAATAGAACCAGTCGTCAGCGCTTTCCCATGTCTCCTGCAGGATGCTTTCGATGTTTTTTTTATCGTCTTTATTTCCACCGAAAACACTCAGGCTGTCTGAACCAGCACGACGAATTACCAGGCTGCAATTTTCATACTGATTGTTAAGGCGCTTGAGCAATTCTTTCTCCAGTGCTGGCAAAGCTCCCTTCGGAAGTTCTTTAGTGCGATCAATGGTTAATTCAACTTTCATAATAGCCTCCATTGCATGTACTGTGTTTATATACAGTATACCCATGAAAGAAAATGATCAACGGTTTAAGAGCACAAATTGTTAACCACATGTCAGGAAGTGAAACTATAACCCGCCGTAGCGGGTTGAATTGAATGATGTTTTTAGGCGGCAATTTCTTTCGTCTGGCAGAGTTCCGGCAAATTGGCGCGCACCAGCGCTTCAGCGAACGGTGGCGGGACTGCGTTACCACAGCGTGCTACCTGCTTGTCTTTTGCGTATTTCACGCCGCGATAATCTCGGTCGATGATGTACCAGTCAGGGAAACCCTGAGCGCGGTAGAGCTCGTGTGGTTGAAGCATACGCATACCGATATCGACGATGCGGTACGTTATTCCATCAATGTCGACCATCCCGGTGCATTCCTCGCCGCAGTATTCACGCAGGAACGCCAGCGCCTGCTGTGCGCGGTGTTCGTCGTAGTCTTCGACCGCCAGAGTGGTTTTGACTTCCCCGACATGCAGGCCGCCGGCCGTAACTGTCGGCATTGGTTCACTCGTGGGCTGACCATCGCGACAGGTGCCGCGCAGTTTTACCAGGTGAGAAGCAACCACTGCATGGTGATCGACCGTCGTCACCGAGTGAACCGGCTCATCCAGCCCGACGCCTGGCCCCGTATAGTTGCCGCCGTAGTGCTTCGCCAGAAATGCGCTGGCCACAGCGAACTTGTTACCACCAGCGGTTACTGTCCCCAGCGGCTTTTCAAGCTGCAACACACGCGGGTCCTGCCCCGGCCTTTCGCCGTACCCCATCTGGATCAACATTGGCGTCACCAGCTGTGAATGACCGCCGCCGCCCGCCGTAATCGTCGCGCTCGGTTCGTCCGCCCGGTGACCGATGCTGGCCCCAAACTGGCGAGCGATAACCGGCGCAACCAGACAGGCACGAGACTGTTTCAGGATGGTGTGAGCGGGTTTATCCAGCGGGCGAGGCTTTGCCTGGTACTCACTGCCACCGTTACCCGCCAGGAACGGTGTAAGCGCGGCCTCAACGATACCGAGGGCATGACCATTCCCGCCCGGGCGCTGTGACGCGCCGGCGGTGATTGTCGGGACTGGTTGTGTGACATCCTGCCCTGTCGCGCCTGTTCTGAATTTCGTCAGGTGCGGTACCGCGATTGCGTAGCCGTGGGTTTTGGTGATTGTCTGCAGCGGTTCTTCCAGCGACTGGCCCCGAAAGCAGTCGTAATGCGTTTTGGTGCTGGTATGGTTGCACTTCACGATAAATGGCGACGCGCTGTCGATAACAAAACGCTGAATACCGCGCGCAATGCGTTTGAGCGTATTCACTGCCAGTGGCTTTTTGCGGTCGAAGATCGACGGCGCAGGAATAGTCCAGTCGATACACTCCGCAGCGGTGCGCCACGGCATCAGCTTGCCAGCCTGAACCGCCGGTGATTTCGGATCCCCATGTGTTGGCTCCGGCCACACGATCGGTTTACCGTCACAGCGCATAACCATGAAAAATCTTTTCCGGATCGTCGGCGCACCGTAGTCACAGGCGCGAAGTTCGCGATACTCAACAACATAACCCAGACCTTTTACCAGCCTGGCGGCGTCCTCACTGTCGAGAGGAATACCCAGAAATTCACAGCACTCCACCAGCGCCGGGTGATCGGCAGAAATTCCGGTAGTCAGCATGCCAATGAATGCCTCGAAAGTTTCTCCAGCACGCGCTGGATCAGGGCGGCAAAAACCTGGATAAACAGGTCCAATGAAATTGACCATAAGCGCATCAGCCAAATCTGGTTTAGGTGGGGTTTCAATCAATGGCCCCCACGTTCTGAACTCTTCGACGTTCTCCAGCTTCATCACTCGAGGCTTTACGTCAAGTCCCCAGCGCAGTGTCACCCAGGCCAGACCGCGGATCGCTTTTTCTACTGGCTTCGCACCTTTGGCTTTCGAAAAATGGCGACAATCCGGGGAAAACCACGCGAGCGCCACCGGGCGACCGGCGGTCGCAACTTTTGGGCTGACATCGTAAACAGATTCGCAGTAGTGCAACGTGTCAGGATGATTTGTAGTGTGCATCGCCACTGCGTTCTCATCGTGATTAATCGCAATATCAACGCTTCGACCAATCGCCATTTCAATACCGGTTGACGCGCCACCGCCACCAGCAAAATTATCAACAATGATTTCTCTCACGCGTAATTCTCCATCGCGCTTGCCAGCGAACGGGCAGCTGTAACAATTGACGGTACCGGCATTTTCTCCAGCCACATCCTGTTGATGTGATGCTGCAGGCGTCGCTGGTGGTGAGAAGGGAGATCACTGGAATTCTCGACCTGAGAAAAAACCATTTTCACCTCCGCTGGCCAGACGGTTTCAGGAACATCCACCAGCAGCAGATTTTCCAGCTCAATAATCCGGTTGGTTGCGTATTGCAGTAGCTGATCCATCACTTGTGCTCCTGCTGTTGATCATATTTGATGTGTAGTCGCGGTTCTCCGTCTTTCGGCTCCGGCCACTGGCGCGCCATATTCACCTTCAGCTTTTCTTCCATTGCCGCTGTGATTTCATCGTCACTGATACCGGCGTGCCGCTGGGCGTCCCATAACAGGAACTGCATATCAGCCCACTCACTGAGATCGTCAGGTTCTGCTGCGGCTTCCAGCGCCTCTTTCGACAGGTGCTTAAGTGGACCAACAGGGCCAACATTTCCGAACGTGGCATCAGACCATTCAGCATGGCGCCGCCGGATTAAATTACGCAGTTGGAGCGATGCGGCTTTTTCTTCTGGCAACTCATCACGATTACTTACAGGTTGGCTACCCTGAAGCATGGCGGCGCGGCAGTCGTTCCACCCTCTCACCTCTGCGATTGCTGCAACTGCATCAACAGCATACATCTTCAGCGGATTAGGCATAGGCTTCTCATCAGGCACTACCGGCGCTGGCGTGGCAGTGTTGGGGTGCAACGCCCTAATACCCTCGGCGATCTCCTCCAGCGTTGCAGAGTAATCTCGCTGGGCGTCATTGCCGAATTCAAACGCACCTGTGTCCGGGTCGTGCCGCCCGTGTTCGGTGTCGTAAGAATCGCGTTGCTGGTCCACCCATGCAGCTGCGGCTTCAATCCCGTCGCGAAAGAACGTCACTGTAGGTGCTGCAAGGGAATCGCGGAACTTGTCAACGATTCGAGCCAGTGAGTTGAAGTTGATAAAAGGCACAGCCTGATGACCTTTATAAATATCACTCCATTCCATTGCGGGGCCGCCAGAAACTTCAGCGACGGCATCACGCAGAGCATCAAAAGATACAGGCTCAGCCTCCAGCGATGCCCTTGCGATTTCAGCAAGGCGCAAATCCATTTCAATATCTCGCAGGATTTCACTGTCCTGCACAAAGCCCAGTGCGTAGCGTGCTGATGACATTTGCTCTTCCAGACGCTTGATTAACTGCTCTTTGGTGAATCTGGTAGTGGTCATGGGTTAGTCCTCACTTTTGAAGCTTCTTTCGTGACCGTTCTTTTTGAGCATGCGGTCAATAAGGCCAACATAACGCGCCCAAGCTTTGTCTGAATCATCCTCACCGCTACCGATCATTGATGCGCAGTCATCGGTGAGGCGCTTAATTGCTTCAAGTTGAGCGGGGGTGACATCCAGCTTCATACTTGTCCCCCCTTATCGATGCCAGCGGCGACCGCGCTGATTGGTTTGATGCTTTCCAAGAGCAACCGGCGGCGCATGTTAGGCGCGCCCCAGCGGTAACCAGTCGTTTTGTCGTAGGATTCACAACGCCCGACAACCCATGAGTTTTCAGTGGAATGTAGTTTCAGCCGTTTTTTCCCGTCGCGAGTTATCACGATCCCGGTGTGCGTTTTGATAGTTTTCACGCTGACACCCTCCCACCTAACCGTTTCAATCCGTGATTCTGTTTGCTCACTTCGCGCGCCGCATCCCGTAGTTTGTACAGACGCTCCAGTTTGGCTTTCGTCCGGCGGATCTCGTTTGAAATGAAACGAACGTTAGGAATAAGCAGATCATCCGGGCACGCTCCGAGTGAGGCCGGTTCTGCCAGATCATCGGCATTGTATTTTTGCTCCGTTTTGGCAGTTAATTCCGGCACGGAAATGTGAACGGCTTCTGGCGTTGTCAGTACGCAGGACCATGTAACGCCTTTCCCTGAACCGTTTTTCATGATCAACCCGCGGTCAGCGTAAGAACGCAACACAGTACCTAACCCACGGGGATTGCGGTTCAGAAGGTCCGCAAGATCTGACGTGTTCATCGAACCTTTTTCAGTAAGCAGATCGATAACCATTTGCGGAGTGACGGGGGCCGGTTCAGCTCCCCGGACAACTTCAGCGTTTTTGCGCAGTGGTGTTGTTTTTTTTCGGGGTAAGGCTGGCGCCGTAATAACCTTCGGAACTGGTGCATCGTTGCTGGCAATATCCCAGTAGCCGTTGATGAAAGTCACAGCCCCCAGATCTTCATGCTCACGTAGAACGGCTAGCGCTTCAGCTGGCTCAATTTTCATTCGTGCAGCAATCTCACGCGCGGTCGCTTTTCCCATCACTTTTAAAACATCGATAATTTGTTTGGTCATTGGTCAAAACTCGTTTTAGTTGATTAAACCTGCCGCTTTACGGCGTTTGTACTCGTCCATCAGTACCTGTGCAGGTGTTGGCCCTGCCGGATGATGTGGCGCAGCCAGTTGGCGGCGAATCGGCGGAACTGACATGCCGTTTTTGACGTGCTTCGTCCACTTAGTGAGTAATTTTTCAGCCAGTTTTTTTAATTCCCCCTCAGTCATCTGCCGTTCAACTCCCGTCCTGCGCATTTCAATGCAAACGTGATACAGCACTGGTTGCGGCCACGGATATTTGTCGCTTCCGGAATATCGATACGACTCATTTCGCCAGCGTCGGTATTCATGCATCACCTGGTCTGACGTGAGTCCAAAAGGGTTTGCCCCACTGTCAGAAACCAAAGATACGAATTCAGCAAGGTCAGGAGGCCAGGTGTTCCCGACGGCACAACGCTCCATGCACTGCTGGCACACCAGACTGATTTGGGCATCAGTCATTGAACCTATCTGAGCTATCCACAGAGTCGATGGTTCTGCCCCATTCTTCTGCGTCCAGCGGTTCGAGAATATTTCCCCCATCACCTGCCATAGTCGCCACGCTGTTTCCGTCGCCATCAAGTCCGTTACGGCGCCGCCATTCTGCGTGGGCTGACTGAATTTGCTGAACAGCTCTGGATGCTGTCGGTTCTGGTCGTGTTCCAACATTGCTGTCACCTCCGGTTACCGGTTGTTTTTTTGTTCTCACCAGCACAACATGCCGGGCGAATTTTTGTTCCCACTGGATCTGGGTGAACACTTTCCCCTCCGATGCCCAGTACGCCGAGAATTCGGCTAGCTCAGTGTCAAGGTAATCAGGCTCTGGCAGTCGAATCCCCCACTGCGCAGCACGCTGCCGAAAATCTACAGACGGCAACCAGGTGTCGCACATGCTGAACTTGCCGATCGGTTCTGATACGCCATCCACGTATCTTGGTGGGGTTGGGTCTTCCGGTTGGGTATGCCCACCAGAATTTTCATTCGCGCCTGCGTTAAGAGAGGGGTTTAAGATCTGTTTACTGCTTACTGATCTCTGGATACCTGATGCCAAAGCCTTTGCCTTATCCTTAGGCAAAGCGAAAGCCTTATCAAAAGCCATACCCATAGCCTCGGAAACCCCGTAACAGGCTGATTTCAGGGATTCAAACGCTTCTAGTTTCAGTGGGCAGTCAGGCAATAATTCGTATGATCTCGCCCATGATTTGATCACATTTACTGATGCTGGAGGGTTATGTTTGACAGCATTAGGCAACCAAAAAACTCTGGCTTTCAGGTCGGCTTTCACCATACCTAAGGCTATGGCTTCGCCTAAGGCTAAGTCGAAGGCTTCGACATTCCACCCTAGTTCTTCAGCCATTGCAGCCCTTCCCGCCTTGTACAACCCCGGGATGATCCCCGTAAACGGTCCCGTCAGCAGATAGATAAAAAGGCTCTGTCCACTCGGCAATAAAGCAGATAGCGCGCGGAATTTTGGATCATCCCACATGGTGATCTTTACCTTGCGGTAAGGCTCATTGTTTGCCTTACTCTTTGGCATAGCCTTAGGCAAAGGATTAGGCATAACTCACCTCGCGGATTATCGACGTAAAAATCATTGGTCAAAACTCGTTAGAAAAATTGCGGCGCTACGGCGCTGATACTCGCCAGTAGTGGTCCAGCCGCATCAACTGGCAACATGTTGAATAGTGCTATAGCTGCCTCGCGGATCTCTTTTTCAAGCTTGTGCAGCGGCGCGCCAAGCAACTTGGCTTGATGAGCATCACTGCATTCCTTAATCGCACTCGCCACCAGCTCACATTCTGTTTTTCCCTGTCGTAATCCATGCTTTCTCGCGATCTCAATCGGCATCACAACCGAAATTGCGTGAGAGAGCTGCATGACATAGCCCGCGTATTTGCTGGAATTAGTTTCATTTTTCAGATACCGAAACAGGTTCTGTTTGTTTACAGATATTCCGCGACCGCCCTCTTTCCCCCATTGCTCGGCCACCAACTGCGCGATCTTTTCCTGGGCCTGCCCAGGCAACGAGGTTTCCCACTCACGAACGGCTTCAAAAATGGCACGGCAGCGAAGTGAATCACGGCGCCGCGGTTCAAACTGATTTTGAGTTTTCAGTGAAGCTGTGATTCGTTGGTTATGATGAGAGTAAGTTACAGAGTGCATAGTTAGGCCCCTTCTTGCGGCAAACCATCAGCTGGGTTTGGGTAAAGATCTGGCCTCAGCTCGTGTGGCGTCACCTGCCAATCGACGGCTTTTGAAACACGCACAACAAGTTCGCCTGGCACCTTATTCTTGAACCATCCATTAACTGTTTGGGCTCGACGATTAAGGCGACGCCCCAGTTCAGCCTGACTGCATATTGCTAACATTTTCTTTTGAGTAGAGGTCTTCATTGGCATATCCCGTTGAGTGAACATGCAGGAAGTAAATCAAATTAAATCGATATCGTCAAATTATATCGATAGGTTTAGCTACAGATAAAATCTGTATAATCGTAGGTATGTTTTTGAGCGGGCTAGGAATATGAACTTCGGAAAGCGACTACAAAAAGCAATCCAAGAGCTTGGAATCTCTCAATCAGAACTTGCACGTAGATTGGGAGTTAAAGCCCAGTCGGTCAATGGCTGGTGTAATTCCAATATACTTCCAAGAGCCGACATCCTTGATCAGCTACAATCCGCCACAGGCTTTCCGCTTTATTGGTTTTTTCTCGAAGAAACTGAAGCTGACGATATACCTGTGATCATGTCAGAAAAAAAGCGACAACCTCAGTCTATTCAGGAACAAAAACTTCTTGAACAATTTGAGCTTTTACCTACTGATGATGAAAGAGAAAAGATTATTGAGTTGATCCAAATGCGCCTGCAAGAGCTTGACGATGTTGCTACAGCCTATCTAAAAAAACGGAAAATAATACCAAGTAACGAGTAACCACCTACCATCACCCTCCAATAAATAAAGAAAAATCAATCCGATAAACTAATCGGCAAAATCCTCACGCCTCAACATATCGATTTAATTTGACATATATCGATTCAATCGATAATACTATTCCCAACGCAAAGACAGTCATCCAGGCAGGACGCCCACGAAGTAGCTGCCGGCGGCATACGAAACACCGGATGAGATGACAAACAGACATGCGCAGCAGGTTTCAAACGTTCCGCCAGCCGGGCGATAACGGCACAAGCAGAGGGATAAATCATGAGTGAGGTTATTTTTAGCTTTGAAAGCTCCAGCGATGCAGCACGCGCTGGGATGTTGATGAATAAGGCGGATCCGTCGCTGCGTTATGTACAGATGCGATCAACTGTCTGCGTAACCTGGCATGCAAACATCATTGCGGCAACGCAGGCAGTTATGGATGAAAACATTCCATGCACTTTTCAATACTGGAATGACATTAAAAACAGTCATCGCAGAGGGTGAAATGAAAATGATTGATTTCGCACGTCAGCCAGCACGCATCCAGGCCGTTCGCGGGAATGCTTTTACCGCTCCACTGCGTTTCCTGTGGCGCATTCTGAAAAATGGTAATAGCGCAAAGGTAGCTAACAAATGAACACTCTGTACGCATTAGTGCTGACGCTCGCTATGACAAACGGTGATTACCAGGAAGCTGTTATTGGTGTTTTTGGAAGTGAAAGAGAGTGTCTGTCGGCAGCAAGTGAACAAAGTAGCGTCACAAACTGCTATCCAGTTGAAGCGATTATTCCGGCTGACGACCAACAGCCTGCCACTTTTTTTTAACGAGTTTAGACCAATGGCTGTTGCCAGCCTGATGCCAAGTGCACGGGGCATCGTGATGGTAATACTGCCATCGTAACCAAACAGGAGACGAAGACCTGTTCTGGTTAAGTTGAGAATCTACTTTGCCCGTCCCGTGGCGGGCCTTTTTCTGGAGGCTTTTATGTCAGCAAACGAACTGGCATTGAGATTCAGTACCGCACCTGCAGAGCAACTGATTGGTATTTTACCTGTCCTCGAAGTCAAAGAAGCCCTGCGTGATGAAGTGGAAGATGACGTTCTGGGGGAAGCCTGGACGGAACACAACTTTGAAATGGAAGCGATTGGAGAGCAGCTCGATGAGACGGCTCAACTGGCCAGAAAATTCGAACTGACTGCCGAAGCATTCGCAACGGCAATCAAACTGGCATTGACGTTACCACACAGCGAGGCAATCCCTGTTTTACAGAATGCTCTCAGAGATAATCCCGGTTACGGTCGCGAACCGACTAAGGATGCGTA